AAGTTACAGGCGCAGATCGACATGACACCTCAACAAATGCGGCGACAGGCAATGGAGCTACTAAAGCGTGCCGAAGAAGCAGAAGCCAAGGACGGTCAGGAATGACCCGCTGCGGGACACATGCAAGCACTGTGGCTGCACGTTTGATTGGCGCTATGGCGGGGTTGCCAACGCGCTCAAAGAAAGCTTCTGCGGGCCGCAATGCTGCCATGACAACTATCAGAACGAGCGGGTGTGGGAAGAGATGTTGAGAAGGGCGCGCAATGGATGATGCAGCCGCAATCCTTGAGACCAAGGACTACATCGAACTGCGCGCTGTCATCAAAGTGAACGGCAAAGAAACCGATGTTCATTTCAGCAATAAGTGGGGATCAACTTGGCACATTGGCCTGTGCGATCAGGAGACTAAGAACAATGTCATCCCTGTGATCCGCCGTGTCTACGAAGCTCTGTATCAGGAAGGATATTATTCAAATGACCAAAGAAGGTAGACGTTGGACCGAAGAGCGCCGCAAAGCTCACAGCGATGCTATGAAGCAGTATCATAAGCGGCGGAAGATCAAAGCGGCCCCCAAGCAAGAGGCAAGCTGGTGGCAGCGCCTACTGGCGATGGTGCTTGGGAAGACGACGCAAGGGTAAGTTAAATGACTGATTTCTACACACCGCAGGAACTAGCTGACCGTTGGAAGGTGTCAGCCAAGACGGTCCTGCGGATGGCCGAATCTGGCGATCTTGCCAGTATCCGCGTGGGTAAAAAAATAAGAATACCAGCCCACGCTCTATCCACAGTCGAGGGAGACACGACATGCACAACTACCAGCTTAAACGCAGGAAAGGCAGAAACGCCTGGCACATATACTGGATGGAAAACGGGGAGCAAAGATGGGCTTCTACTGGCACGTCAGATGAGGCGCTTGCAAGCACGTTCTTAGCTACCTTCAAGAGCCTTCAACAAACGCCGGAATATGTGAACGTAGGTGAAATTTTGCACCAATTCACCAACAGGTACTACAAGAACAAGGCCGTATCTATGGAGCGGCACTATTCCTTGCTGCGATCGCTTGAGCCGCTACATGACTGCAATCCTTTAGATCACGAAGATTTTGAGAACGCAGTCTTCGAATGGAAGCAAGAGCGGCTTGAGAAGGTCAAGGAGAACACTGTGGGCAGGGAGCTTGCGGTGCTTGTATCTGCATTGAATTGGGCAGCAGACAGAGAACGTGGCCGCATGATACGCGGCGTGCCTTACATACCAAAAAACAGGTATCACCAGACGCCACGGGTACGCTGGCTTGATAAGGAAGAGACATCTGCGCTGTTGAAGGCGTTGCCCGAGCAACCGCTGTATCTGCGCCTTGCCGTTGGCATCGCAATATCTACAGCGGCACGCAAGTCTGCGATACTTGAGCTTCAGAAGCACCAGATCAAATGGGGGGAAGGTCAGATTGACTTTCACGCTCCTGCGGACGGCAAGAAGCGCAAAGCGAGGCGGGTGTGTGATATCACCGGGATGGTAGAGCCGTGGCTGCGAGAGGCGTTTGATGCCTCAAAGACAGGGCATATCATTGAGAGGAAGGGTAAGGCGGTGAAGAATATCTATCCGGAGTTCAAGGCGCTTTGTGAGCGTGTGGGACTACAGGATTTTCGATTTCACGACCTTAGATCAACGTGGGCAGCGGGCGCTGCTATTGAAGGTGTGCCGATGGAGCAGATCAGAGATGCGCTTGGTCATTCAACGGTTAGAATCACCGAACAGCATTACGCGCAGATCCACCCTGATTATCGTCAAAAGGCACGCGAATATGCCAAAAAGACCTTCGCGTCCGATGTGACTTTGTAAGTATGACACTATTCCTTTAAGCTACTGTTTTTGTTATATAAAAGCTGGCATCCCGTACGCCAATTTATTATAACAGATTCAGTGGCTTACAGGCTTTTGTCATACCCTGTGTCATACCCTACTTTTTACCGAAGAATTTGGTGGCAGAACGCACGCCAAAAGAGGCCGCTACAATGACGCCCAGCGTGTACTGATACCAGTCAGGCATCGTTTCAAGCGCAGCAAAGCCCTCGGCAACGATGGTCCTGCCCCACTCGCCGCAGAATGATAGGATCAGGGGGATGCTGAAAAGTGCAACAAGCCACTCATCTTTCCACGAGTTTTGGCTACCCTGCGCCATGATCTTCTCCCACCCAGCTTCATGGGTGGCGGCAACCTTCATTACCTCTGCTTCTGCTTCCGCCTTGGCCACCTTGGCGCGTGTTTCAGCGGCCTTTGTTTCTGCCTTTGATTTGAGCCAGCCGCCAAGCAGATCACTCGCCGGGCCAATTAACGCTTGCCACATGTCCGCTCACCTGTATGCACAATAACTCTTGATTGCCTTCACGCTGGATGTCCGCGTCGATCAGATACGCATGGAAATGACACTGATCTGCGTCTGGTGCATCGAACAGCGGGACGACGTTATATTCAAACGGACCCTGCGCTGTAATCAGCACAAGCATCCAAGCGCCTACTTGCGTGACATCCACGCTGTCGTTCCCATGTACGCTCCGACAATGCCCGCGCCGCTGATATAGAAAAGATTACTGATTTCGCTCAATGCTTCGATGCGCTCAATGCTCATCCACGGCGTAAACATTGCAGCAGTGAAAACGCCCATGCCGATGAGAGTAAATCGCGCCATACGCAACTGCGCCAAACTTTTGCGCAAATCACGTTCTGTCTCGCGTATTTCCTTGGCGTGTTCCAACTCCTCGTCGGTGACGATGCCATCCCCATCCATGTCGTACTTGTCAAACTCGCTTTCGGGTTGCAGCTTCTTTTGCTTCATTTCATCACCCCTGTGCGCATTTGCTCGGAAAGCTCAACAGCGCGCGTTTTAACGATTGTCGCCCAGCGGCTATCCATCATCTCGGCGCTGGCCTCGACATAGTCCCCGACCTCCAGCGCGGCGATCATCTTCTTAAACTGATCGAAGCGATTGCCCATATTAAAAATCATGCCTGCAATAACTATCTGCCGCGCCTCATCCAGCTTGTCCCAGAACGCATAGCCCTCGGCCTTTTTCAGCACCCACTCCAGATCGTTCTTCAGCAGCATCGCCACCTCATCATCAGTGATCCCGCGGTCGTCTGTCAGCAGACGCCCTACGCCGATGGTAGGGTTGCCCTGAACCATGTCGCCGGCAACAATCGGCTTGCCTGTGGCATCGTCATAGACCGCCAGACGCACGCCCTCATGGTGCATGATCTGCTCGGCCAGCCGGTCCAAAAATGTGTCGCTCATTGTAGTGCCTTCTTTATTGCATCAAGTGTTTCTCGCAGAGTTAGAGGCGGGTCTTTGTTTGGCTCATAAAGGCACTGATAAGTGGTCGGCACCCATTCACCGGGCATGAAGGTGATTGACTTGGTGGTATTATTGGCACCCAGGAAAAGGCACACTCGCTGATCGTCAATCATCTCACAGCCAGCCAATCGACACGGGACATATGTGCGCTCACTTGCCGTAGCCATCCAAGCAGCTAGACCGACAACCACAACGACTGTCAGGACAGCCAGAACGATCAACACAGCCCACATATTCTCCAGCATCTCTGCCCGTTGCTTCGCCCGAAGTTGCTTCTGCCGTTGCTCTTCTTCCCTCTGCGCCTTCAGCCGCCGCTGATGTTCCTGCTTGATGCCAGCGAACGTGCCGTGGCCAAACCGCATGTCGATTAGCACCTGCATTTCGTACAGGGCTTCTTCGGCCAGCTTCTTGTCTATGGCTTCCGACGCCGCTGATCCCAGACTGTCAAAGTTGGAGAACCCGCTGGCTTTTTTTGCGGCCTGTTTTTGAACCTGCGAATGCCCTGTCAGCAAACTATCAAGCTGGGAAGCAATATCGCGCACGTCTTTAGCGGTGCCTATCGCCGACTTAATGCCATCGACAGACGCCTTGACCAGCGCAATGCCAGCCAAGGCCGTGCTGATCGGCTCGACCATGACCGTTACCTATGTTGTTTGGTTATTGTTTGAGAATCACGCCGATGAGCAGGACGATAGTAGTGCCAGCGGTGCCGATCATAATCGTCTCAATGCGTTTGATCCGCAGGATGGTTTCCTTCCAGCGTTCAGCGCAGACAGCTTCGTGCGTGTCGATCTGGGCCTGTACAGATGC